CTTTAATTTTTATGTCTGGCAAATCAATCCTGAAGTGCTAACATCACCTACTTTTACAATTCAATTCTCGTTTGATAACGTTGATTATTTTGATCTGCAAACAGTCGGTGGTCCTCTCTGTCAGTTTGCAGGGTTATCAGTGCGAGGTGGCAATCGTGTCTTTCCGCAAAGACTCAATCCTGATGTCTGGTTGCGAGTTGTAACTACAGGTGATCTTGGTTCTAATCCGAACGTTGAACTTTTTATTGGTTAGTATGCAAAACAGAAATACGGCAAGATGTTAAGTTATGATGAGGTAAAAGATGAGTAATAAAGTTGATGTAACAATGCCAGTAGCTGTTTTGTTTTTGCAAAAAATAATGCATGATAGTCAATTAGAAGATTTAATCATTAATCATGGTTCGAATACTTCCATCATGATTAATGATTGTATTTCTGATTTTTTGTTAGGTGTAGTAGAAATTCTTAAATCTAATAAAAATTTGAATATTATGTAAAAAACATGCCGAAAGATGTTAAACGAAAACGTGGGCGACCAAGGAAGGAGTTTACAAAACAAAAAGATGAAATACTTGAACGAATTGGAAAAGGTGAACCTTTATTGGAAATTCTTAAAGATAAAGGGATGCCGTGTGAGCGAAAGTTTTATTATTTACTGCTTAATAATAATGAATTTATGCAGCGGTATCGAGATGCAAAGCAAGTACAAGCTCATTCTTATGCAGATAAATCTTTAATTTTTCTTTTATCAACGCATGAAAGGGTAAAAAACAATTTAGCGGTCAGGAACGAGGTGCAATCAGCTAAGAATGTGGCTGATGAGTACAAGTGGCAAGCTGCAAAACTTCTGCCAAAAGTATATGGAAACAATGTTGACGAGAACGCCAACGATAATAATAATATCAGTGAGATTAAAATAAACATTTCAAAGCCAAAAGATATTCGAGTTAAAGCAACCAAATCTACAAAAACTACTAAGAAAGCTAAGAAATAGTCTGTTACATTTTGTTAAAAGTAAATGCACTTAAATTGAAATAATGGTTGACAACTTGAAAGCATATATGTATTATACATTTATAACTTAATAGTGAGTTATGTATATAGGAAACGGAAATGACTTCAAATAAAATATCAACCCTAGCTTTTTATGAACATAAAAATGGTGATTTGGTTGAAAAGCAATCCTTTAATATTACGAGCAAATCCCGCATTGCGATGTGCAAAAGATGGCTCAAAATTTACCCATTCGGGATTTGTATTGCAGAATTTCAAGACAGCAGCATACACGACTTAACTGTTTGTTATTAATTAAGGAAAAAGGGAAATGAAGACAATAACGAAACAGCAACTGATAGATTGGAGAGCTTGTGATGAAGGGCTACAGAAGTTTATCAAGCAAACCAACAACACTGATGACCCTGTGTCAATTGTAAGCTTGATTGGTGGTGAAAACAAAATAGATGATATAGGCTGGCTAGCCAGAGAATTAGGGTTGACAAATCAATTACGCTGGTTCGCTTTAAAATGTGCAAGGCTAGTCGAACATCTAAGCACTGAAGCCAAGGAATGCAACGATGCATCCGAACGCTATCTGATAGACAAATCTGATAAAAATAGGGAGGTACTGCATGACGCTCGGCATAATGCCATTGCTACTTATTCTTTTTCTGCTGATTCTGCTGCGTCTGCTGCTACCTGTTGTAAGGGTTATATTGGTGCATATATATCTTGTGCTGATGCTGCTTGGAATGCCAATTATGTTGTTGCTGATGTTTCCATTGCTTGTGCTGACAAATGCCTAAAGCCTAAAATAAACGAACTATTAAAAGAAGTATTCGCATGAAAACTGATAAAATTATTATTGACAGCCTTGAAATAATATTGTATTCTTATATCGTTTATTTGATTATTATCAATAGAAAGCGTGGCGCAATCCCACGCCACGCTTTCGTTTTTTTTTAAAAGATATAATGAAACTGGATTGGCAAGTACAATCACAATTTGCACCGCTTTACCATATTCCTGATTTCTATGAGATGTCATTTAATGGCGGTAGGTCGGCTGCAAAGTCTGCCGAAGTTTCACAATGGATAGTATTACAAGCATTAAAGATTGACGGCACTATTCTTTGTGCAAGACATTTTCAAAAAACACTCGACAAGTCGGTATCACCTTTAATACAACGCAAGATGAATGACTTAGGTCTTAAGCATTTATTCAAATATAAAAACAATAAATTCTATTGCAAAAACGGAGTCGATATTTGTTTCGCTGGATTGCAGAAACATTTGATAGAAGATACAATCAAGTCATTTGATAATCTCAAAGTCTTGTGGATTGAAGAAGCACAGACAGTACCGAAAGATGTGATGGATATATTATTGCCGACAGTGCGTGAAGCCAACGCCAAGGTCGTGTTCACTTGGAATCATCGTTATAAAACAGATGCAGTCTATGAACGGTTTTATGTTAATGAGCCACCACCTAAATCACACGCCTTTCAAGTTTACTGGTGGCAGAACAAGCACTTATCGCAACGTGCTATTGATATGCTTGAGCATGAGAAACGGATTGATATTGACAGCTATAATCATATTTATGAGGGTGAGTTTCTAGCTGAAAACGAAGAATTACGATTATTCAATCGTGAGCGATTACAAGAGATTGTTGAGTTTTGCAAGCACAATGATATTGAACAATTTAGAGGCGAGCATTGCGCTGGCTTTGATATTGCTGATACTGGGAACGACAGTAACGCATTGTGCTTGCGTTCAGGGTCAATTATTTTTGATATTCAAGAATGGTCTAAATCGCCGAACATTAAAGATAGTGTAACCAGGGCGCATGATGGGTCAATAAATAATCACATATCAACATTAACATTTGATGCCACAGGCATTGGTGCTGGCGCAAGAGGTGATTTTTTAAGGTTGAATGTCAACTATCAGACAATTCCGTTCCTAGGTGCAGCACAACCGAAAGGCGTTGAGAGAGATTATTTTAAAGGCATTAGCAATGGGCAATATTTTATGAATGCGAAAGCACAAGCCTGGTGGCATGTGCGTAAAAGATATGAAGCGACATTAGTCTATATAATGGACGGCGTGATACCAGATGACGGCAAGCTTCTATTGTTTGATAGCAACATGAAGACTGATGTTATTAAGAAGCTAGTTGAAGAATTATCACAAGTGCAATACAATCAAGACAATAAGTTGAAGATTGATAAAGCACCAGGCAATAATGTAAGTCCAAATTTGGCTGATGCGTTGGTGCTTTCATTTCAAAATGATATCAGTAAAAAACGAGGCTTGAGGGCTTAAAAATGCCATTTTTTATAACACAAAAAACGATTGATACTCAAATAAATAAGACAGTTGATAATCGTCTTAAAAAGATCATGCAAGACCATACTTTGCCAGCAGGGGAGTTTAATGTGCGTTCAAATTCACCTGTTGTCAATTTGCGGACGGGACAAGGCACAGCAAACGATATAGGCACTGGTTCATTCTTTACGCTACCGCTTATCATCAACGATGAACAGCAACTAGAAACGTCATATCTTGCATCGTGGGCAATCGAGAAAATGATTGATATTCCTGTCGATGATATGTTCTTGCGAGAACGTGTTATTGAGAATTTGCCAAGTGATCAACTTAAAATGCTTGATGATGAATACGATAGATTAGGGCTAATTGAGATGTTGCCACAGTTTATTAAGTCTGCACGAGTGTTCGGCACAGCTTTAATGAGTATTATTAGCATTGATGACCTGTTGATAAATCCATTAGATATTAACAACATACGTCCTGGCGATCTCAGAAACATTATTTATAACGACCGCTTTCAATCAACAATTTCAGAATTTCAACGTAATGCACTCAATCCACGCTTTGGTAAACCTGAGGAATATTTTGTGTTCATTTCAGGCACGATTGCAAAACAATTCAAAATACACGCAAGCAGAGTCATACGGCTTGACTCAAAACGGCAATTAAGTACCACTGGCTGGCGAGTTGCGGATACAGCAGATTGGTGGGGTATTTCTCAAATTGTTTCAGCCATTGAGGCGATAATATCTGAAAATTCGC